CAGCCTACAAACTTCGATACAGAAGAAGGTCAAGGCAGCTATGCGGGAAAAGGTTTCACACTAAAATGGGATCAAGTGGTTGGGAATGAAACACCTTACCTAATGGGATATATACTTCGTATAACACAGGGTGGAAGTACTTTAGAGTACAGACTATCAAGTGATTGCAGGTCTTATCAAATAACACCACAGGCGCTTACAGAGGCGTTTGGTGAAGATTACTCTAGAAACTTCACAGCAAGACTTATTGCATACGATGATACACTAGCATCTGCACCAACAGTTACAAGAGTAATAAACAATGATGCACCTATCTCTCCAGAGATAACTGTAAGAGTCACAGGAGACATATTACTATCCTCTAACAGTGGCGTACCAGAAGATGTTATAGGATCTCTTGTGTATGTCTGGGAGAGTTCAGACGTAAACTCTGCAAGACCAGCAACAGCATTAGTATTTCGTAGTAATCAAGTTGCTGAGGTAGATCTTCCAAATGATACACTGGTATATGATAACAGGGATTATGTATTTGAGGCAACATGGGTTGACGGATTCGGAGAAACAGGGGCAAACTATGGAAGATCTCAAATAGCATTTGGACCTGATGTTTTAATACCTGAATCAATGTACCTGATAAGAGCTAATGCTTATTCTATCACAGGTGTTCAGGTAGAGTTTGAACATGATGGTGTTTGGCTGGAAAAGATGAAAGTCTATTACAGAAAAACCAATGAGTCAGGAGAGTTTCTACTAGATGATAGTTACCTTTTTGAAGGAGATGTACGAGTAAACTATGACGAAGGTTCTCAATCAGGGACTTTTATCCTTGAGGGACTAGACTATAACAGTGAGTATGAGATATATACGACTGTTTCTAACATAGCTAGTGCAGACTCTGAGGCATCAGGGACAGTTGTAGGTATTACAGTTCCTTACGCTAACGTTGATGATATTAGAGATGATATTGTTGAGGTCAGAGACAACATCCTCGATGTAAGAGATCAGGTTGATGGCGAGCTAAGACCACAACTAAACCTTGAGATTTTAAAAAGAGAGGATAGTGATAGGGAGCTTTTCAATACCACTGCTTCACTTGCTGAGTTTAGAAGAAATAGCAATAGTGAATTAAATACACTTAGAGATGCCACATTTGAAGTAAATCCCGAAACAGGCACAATAGAATTAAGAGCATATAACTACGCAGACAATCAATTTACCCAAGCAGGTATTTTGATTGACGGTGTAGATGCGAAGGTTAATATCAATGCTGGAAAGATCGTAGACCTAGGGAATTCTGTTCAAGATGCAAATGCAAGTATCGATGTGCTTGCAGGTCAGGTGGAAATTAAGGCAAGCTATACAGAGATGACAGAATATGTAAGTGGTGCATTGGATGCAATCATTCCTGCATATTCTTTTGGATTCTTCAATAGCTCAGAAGGCTGGTCGGCTGTAAATGGCACTATCACTCAAGGGAATGGATTTATAAGTACAGCTTGGGGTGATATAGAAAATCAATCGCTTAACTATCCAGCAGATGAAAATCCAATTATTACTCTTACAATAAAGAGATTAGCAGGAAGCGGCTTTACAGGTGATTTGGTTGTCACTTTCTCAGACGGTAGCACTCAGACATACGCAGACGTTATCAGTGACAGCGTTATAGGTGTAACCAATGTTAAGAACCTAAACTTAGCAGAAGATCCAACTTACACAGGAACAGTAACAGGTTTACGTATTGTGCTAGGTAGCTCTGTAGCGGATGAGTATGAAATTAATAGCATCACTATTGGTAAACCATCTGCACAACTAGATGCGCTAGACGGCATAACAGCACAGGTAAACCAGCTAGGTATAGACGTTGATGCAATAAACGGCCAGTTAACCAGTTTCGTTACTACCACTTTTTATGATGAAAACACGGTAACACTTAATAACGTGACTCAAGTGCTAGACGGTGAGGGCGCTATAATCTCACTCAAGGCAACGCAAACAGAGTTAAATGAGCAAGGCACTGTAAGTAAAGCAAATAGTGCAAGTTTTTGGGTGGATGCAGCAGAGGCAAACATAACAACCACTATCACTAGCTTCAACGCTCAGGATGGTGGGATTGATGATAAGCTAGAGGGTCTTGCTGGAAGTGTTAATACTATTAACCAAGAACTTAGTACCATTGATGGTGCAAGTATTCGTACTCAACTAGCAAGCATCAACAGATTAGAAATAGAAAGTGACAATCTGGAAGAGATACAATTCTACACAGAGTTGAAGCTGTTAGATCAGAAAAACAGGGATCTGGAGATAGGGGACTCTGTTGCTACTTTAGATACGCAGTATAAGACAGTAGCTAATGATGCTCAGGCACTTTCACAACAAATAACTGAGCTAGATTCATCTATAGGTGTTCTAGGTGGTCAGATTGATGCAAATGCTACCTTTATATTGAACACGGATGCAAAGGTAGATGGGACTGCAAGATCACTTGCAGACTTAACAACAGATGTTGAAAATACAAAGGGTGATCTGTCTGATGCACAACTTTCATTAGACTCAACCATTGATGAATTAGGAAATGTATCTAGTCGTGCTTACCTCGGTGTTAGTGAGACAGTTGATGGAAAGACTACGGTCACAGGCATTACTGCTGACTCTTCTACAAATGGCTTACGCTTTCAAGGGGATGTGGTTCAGTTTGATGACTCCGCTGGCAACCCTGCCTTGCAGTACAGAGCAGATTTGAACAAGTGGGTATTTACGGGCAATGTTGTAGTAGGTGGATACACTGTTGAGTCGGAAGATGATATACGTGCTTTAGATGGAGACACTATCTATGAGGCTTATCAATATTCAGTTAACGGGTCAACAAACTGGCACGATACATTTACAACAGGGGATTTGTACAGGAGGTCTGCAACTGTAACGAATGGTGTTATTGGTGCTTGGAGTGCTGCTGCGAAAATAGCAGGGATAGACGGTGCTAGAGGTCCACAAGGTGTTCAAGGGCCTAAAGGCGATGACGGCTTATCCACTTACACTTGGATACGCTATGCCGATACATCTAGTGGTGGTGGTATAAGTAATAACCCAACTAATAAAGAATACATTGGTTTTGCATATAATCGGGAAAGCCCTATAGAGCTTAACGATCCTAACTTGTACACTTGGTCACTTATCAAAGGTACTGATGGTGTGAAAGGTGACACAGGCGCAGATGGTACAACTCACTACACTTGGATAGCTTACTCAAACTTTGCAGATGGTACTGATTTATACCAAACACCTAATAGCAATACTTTATACATAGGTATCGCACCTAACAAGCTGACTCCTACAGAATCCAATGTAAAAGGAGACTACACTTGGTCGAGATTTAAAGGTGAAGATGGTTCTGATGGACAGGACGGTGCGAATGGTCAGGATGGTGCAGACGGTCAAGTAGGAGCAGGATTTTACGGCTCCACATACACAGCTATCTCATGGACAACATCAACAGCTAACAGCCGTTTTAGTGCGTTAGTAGGTCGCAACCCAGTTAATGGAGATATATTCACTCAGACAAGAGTAGATGGTACTGACTCTCAAGCTAGACAGTATAATGGTTCTTCTTGGGTAACTGTAGCCTTGCAAGTTAACGGCTCTATTGTTGCTAAAGACACTATTGCAGGTGATAGACTGATTGCGGGTACGGAGATTAGTGCTCCGATTTTAGATGGTGGCATCATCAGGGGTGCTAAAGTTGAGATGCTGGGAGCAAACTTTATGAAAGTGCAATCTGCTACACCTTTCGGACCCAACAACTTGATTGAGTGGTACGGTGAAAAAGCAGGTAAAGTGCTAGGAGACGGCACACCAGACTACAGCGCTTTAGGCAAAGTAAACGCCATAACATATCTAGGTGATGATGGCAGTGCTTACTTTGGCGGATCTATAATCGCAGGCACACTGACGACAAGTAAAGCAAACCCTTCCACAGCAAACAATGTGACAGTGGACACGGGCAGCTTTGGTAGTAATGGCGGTCAAATCGCTGTTGTATGTAGTCTTTCATCTAGCGGAACTACGGGAGAAATAAGTGGCAGTTGTGGCACACTCCCTACCCCAGAGGTAACACTGAAATTATATTCAGGAGCTACTCTACTAAGGCAGGAAGTGTTTCAGGGTAGTACAGACTGCTCTCCTGAGGCTGGTGGTAAGATAGAAACTTACTTTCTAGGGGGAAGTTTTACATATTATGACAATGAATTATCAACAAGTAATAGAGAGTTCACTTTGACTGCAACTATATCAAATATCTTTGGAAGTAAAACACAAAGACTTTCAATAGTAACACAAGAAGCTTAATATGCGTAAACTAATATTAATACCACTCATTTTAATATCAGCCTGTTCAGAGCAGATTGATAAAGAATTTAACAGGGAAGGAGAGAGATTATCTGTCACTGTAGAACTGAGCGGTAATATGAAAAGGGATGCTTTTGAATACCATGACAATCTAATGGGACAGGCTCTGTACTCGCCAGACGATAACTTGTGCGATATTGTTGTAGATAGTAAATTATCAATCAGCGAGCAACAGAAAACACTTGGCCATGAGTTAATGCACTGCCTTTACGGTAACTATCACAAATAACGACACAACACATGGACGTGTTATACTTTAACAAACAATATAGGAG